CGTAAAGGCTTCCAAGAGTTTCAGAAAACCCCGTTATTGATGGTAAGACCATGCCAAAGCCAATACAAGGTTAGGATTCGATATCAGGCCAATCTTGATGACTTGGTTGAATGATGTTCCGCTTTCGTAGTCAGTTAGAATGCGCCAAAATCCCTCACCTCCGTAGATAGAATGTTCTGCTGCTACATCGTGCGCATCTTCAGCGTGCGAAGTCGTTTGAATGTTTCGGATTAATCCTGAAAGAATCTCAGCTGTCTTTTTGTCTGCGTATTCGTCAACTGGTAATATTTTCGCAGCTGGCTTGCTCATGCGAATATTATTGATGACCTGATTGCAATGCTGTGCAGTTATATTGACCGTCAAGCATGGCTTTTTGTTGATCGTTGATCGGTCTCGGTAGATTTCTTCAGGCCATTGCCATCCGTTGTCGCTATCACCAAGTGCGAATTTTGTGTCTTGAATGGCAAGTAGTCGAGATTGACCATAAAACACCTTAGCCTGCTCGTAGCGCTCTTTTGCCTCTTCGACAATCGTTTTCTTTTCTTCTATTGGCTTTGGCATGGTCTTACCATCAATAACGGGGTTTTCTGAAACTCTTGGAAGCCTTTACGCGCATAGAACTTAGTCAAATCATCTTGGCTTAGTCCGCTATCGAATGGCTTTACGGCAATCATTATACTCAATTGTGAAGTGTCCGCCTTCTTTACCACCTCGTCAAGTAGCTTACTCGCATATCCCATTCCGCGAAACTTTGGCGATGTGTACATACCTACCAGCTCGCGAACACCTTTGCGCATGTCATCTGGTAGCGCAGATGTTCGTACTACTCTGCATATCGACTTTCCATTGGTATGTTGCCCGATTAACTCATCCATGCGCCTGCTCCACTGTATTGGTTATGAACACTTATGTCCTTTACTACCTTCGTTGTTGATTTTGCCTTTTGTATCGTCGTTATTGCATCGAACATTGGATCGAGTTGATCGTCATATGTACCTCCAGGGAATGCCGATGACTCTCCGATGAAGTCTGACACAAATGGCGCATCAATTGGAAGATAGACGTTGCCAGCCTCAATAAATGGTGCTGCATCATATCCCCTTGATATCTTGTCTATATTGCGCTGTATAGGGAGAATTGGGTATCTCTCACGCCTCAATGTCTGAATCAGACCCGTTCCTGATACTTTATCTTCAACGTACATTCCGCGAAGCTTTGATTCGTCAGCGTCAACATGTTTTAACCAAAATGATCGAGCTTGAACGAGTAGTTCTGGTGCTTCCCACTTCCCGCGGATCAAATCAATCAGATAAGCTCCTCCAGTTGTCGATCTTCCCCAGCACTCAAACACAGAATAATCATTAGACGTCCCTGTTTTCTGCGCCGTATCTGCGTGAATAGTTCTAAAGTCAAGCTTTGGAAGCTCAGTGTAGTATTTATACCACTCTTCTTTGATTATTCCTCCGCCGCGTGGCGCTGGCCTCTGCTGAAGTTGTCCGGCTGAACCATAGGAACCAAGTGTTTTCTCTAGCTCTGCAACTTGTTGCTCATCGAATCGCTCAGGAAACATCAGTTCGCCATCTTCAGTCCTTGGATCAGACCAGCCAATAGACGTGGTGCATCGGTGTGCGGCTTCAAATCTCATTGGAATACACAAATGAACGTAGGGCAATCCCATGTCAAGTATGATTCCGCTGACGTCCTTTTCGTGCAATCGCTGCATCACAACAACAATCGCGCTTTCCTTGCTATTTACCCGTGTCGGAAGTGTTTCAGTAAATGCAATTTTAACCGCTTCAAGCTTTGCCACTGAGTTTGCAGAGTCTGCGCTGATCGGATCATCTAGAATTACCCTATCACCACGGACTCCGGTCATACTGGTAAATGATCTTGCCTGCCTTGCTCCCTTGTTGATGTTGCCAAACTCGCGTTTTCCGTCAAGGTCTCTCGATAATTCAATAGGCCATAGCCCTTGATACCATTCTGACTTGATCAAATCACGGCATTTACGACTGTCGCGTATAGCAAGAGTCTCTTCGTGCGCAGTACCAATGTAACGCATCTCAGGCTTTCCCTGTGCGCCCCATTCCCATGCAGGCCAGATAACACCAGTCAACAGGGATTTCATCGATCCTGGAGGAACATTCATCAGTAATCTGTTGATTCTTCCATCTGTCACTGCCTCAAGATGCAAACAAATAGCATCAAGCGCCCATCCCCACTTTAATTCCGCCGCAGGTTCCAGCACATGCCAGGCACGTTTTGCAAATTCAGCAAGAGATCGCTTGCACAGTTCCCGCTCTACGTTCTTGATGTCAGTCTTTGTCAGCAGCATCGCTAATTGCCATTATTTCTGCCAGTGCCTGTGTCGATAGTCCAGACACATTAAGAACTGTTTCGGCTTTAATTGGTGGAAGATCATTAGCTCCGCCTATAGAAACCTTATCGCTAAATTTTGGATTGCGCGTCTTAGCTCTCCATCTTTGATGAGATGCAATTTCACGCTGCCTTGAGACGACAGCATTACTTGCATCGTCTGGAATATCTTCCAGCGCCTTAAGCCCAAGATCGTCACATTTATATGCAGATGCTAGTCTTGCCTCTCTCGCGCATGCGGATCGTTCAACGTCACTTGATAGCCACATTGATAACGTTCCCGTGGATATGCCCAAGTCTTTAGCAATAGATGCCTGCGACTCAGTATCAGCAATCCTTTCACATATCGCCGTGATTCCTATGCATTCAAGAATTTCGTTTGGTGTCATGTTATTAGTTTATTCAAAAATATGCACTTCCTGCGCTGCCTACGGAGCGAAAGCTCTTAGAAACTTCCGCCTGAGTGTACAACAGCTTCCATGACATAAGTGCAAGCACTGATACTCGCCTCTAAAGTGCGTTGGCGCCAATTAAACTACTATTACACAAAGCTACTTTAGTCCTATCAACAAAACATTGGAAGCCGTGAGGCTGGTTGAGCATGAATTTACGTTTAGATCAGTAGCCGTAAGGCGGAGATCCTATAAAGATTGATATTAGCCTATGAAACTATGATTTACAACAATAAGAACATCTGTTTTCATTACTTTTATGTATTTGCAACATTAATAAATCCATGCAGGTTAGTCTTAATAACTATTAAGATATATAAAATATATAAGTTACTACTTAAATGTATATTAAATAGGTGTTTATCATACAATTATTAAATCTTGCATTTAATCAAGGCCATTCGTATTCAATAGTTAAAACTTTTACAATAAAAAATAATTTCATTCTTTGACCTCGTATGTGACGCGCTCAGTCAGCCATCGCTTGAATCCATGCAATGGCTCGGCCAATATCAGCTCATCATCTACATTGTTTACAGTAATAGTCCCAAAGTCAGTCTCTGCCACCCGATACCAAGCTGTTTTTGGCTCTGGCTTGATGCGCATCTTTAGCAGCTCACTTGGAGCTATGCTTGCTGCGCTTGCTGGTACGTCATACCAATGACCGCAATCATTAAATTGCAATGTCTTTCCGTCCAATAAGGCTTGGAGCTTGAGAATGCACTCGATTGCATTATTTTTATTTATGTATTTATCTCCCATCATCAACGCTTCCTCTGTTTTCATAATCTCCCCCTGGTTAGATAAAAATTCTTCTGTTATTTTCGGATAAGTCAATTTGACGCCCGATCCACTATTCATATTTTTTTCACTATTTTTTGCATGCTCTGAAAATTTTCTTTGGAACTCGGAAGTAATAAATTCCTCTATTGATACCCACGGTTGTCTATTCGTCATTTAGCATCACGCCAAGCGCGCCTTTTGTTAGTCACTAATACCCCAGCCATCTCGAACGATTCGCACAATATTTCCTGCTCTATCGGGAAGAATTTAGCGACCGGATTGCACGTTGCTTGCCCTTGCTTGGTATGCTCTGGGAAGCTACGAACGTCGAAGTGTTTGCACTCGATACATTTATTCATAAGTGATCAGCTAGGCTGCTCCGTTTTGCGTACGATTTAGGTTCTGTTGCGCTCCATCCGTGCTGCAAGTCTGCGAAGCGTGTTTGCTCTCCGATGTACGCTAGGCCAACAATCCCCGTTTCACCTTGTCGCTGTTTTCCAATGATCGTTTCGCATATCCCTTTATCCTGCGAATCAGGGTTATAGACTTCATCGCGATAGAGAAAGATGATCGTTGATGCGTCTTGTTCGATTGATCCAGACTGAGCAAGATCAGACATTTGTGGGCGTTTGTTTGGGCGCTTCTCACAGTCGCGGTTTAACTGAGCCAGCAACACAACAGCAATGTTTAATTCCTTGCCGATCTGTAGCAATGCCCGCGTGTATTCGCCTATTGCTTGCCAGTTCTGGTCAGATTGCGCTCCCGTTAGGAATGACAGTTGATCTATCACCAGAACATCAAGGCCGTTTTTACGTTTGATTTGTCGCGCTTTGTTGCGTACTGCGAGCATGTTCAAGCCTGGTTGATCGTCAATAAACAGATTCAGCTTTTCTACTTCTCCGTATGCTTTGGTCACGTTGTCCCAATAGCCGCGCTCTATTGGCGTGTTGTCCACTGGCGCCCGTAACCATGCAAGCGGTAGTTTGCCAATCGCTGAGATATTCCGATCAATAACCTGCTCTTTCGCCATTTCCATGCTGAGAAATAAAGCTGATCCCCAGTAAGACACGTTTCTGGCGATGCCTAGACCCATGGCTGTTTTTCCCATAGCTGGCCTGCCTGCCACGATGATTAAAGACCCGCGATCAATGCCCCCGCCTAGCTTTTTATCTAAATCTTTGTAACCGGTTGCGATAGGCTTTATCTTTCCGCTCATACGATCTTCAAGCACTTGCGTGTAGTTCATCAGCATGTCGTCAAGTCGCTGCGGTTCCTGTGCAGTTTTACGTTGTCCTAGCGCGTCAATCTTAGAAGCCACCAGATCAACACATACGCCGCTTTTCTGTCCAGTTGCTACAACGTCCTCAATTTCTCTACCAAGTGCAACCAGCGCCCGTTTGATGGCCTTGTCAGTGATTATTTCCGCATACCGTGAAATGTTTGCTGAACTTCCTACCGATTGCGAGATTTGATTCAATAAAACTAGGCAATCAGATACCTTATCTTTCAGTTGCTCGAATATCGTGATCACGTCAACTCGCTTACCTGCCGTTATCTGCTTGCGTATTTCCGTGAAGATTGCGCGATTGTCTGAGTTGTAAAAATGTGCTGGTTCAAGATCGTTGATGCGATCGATTGCATCGTTGTCGATAATCAGTGCGCCGATAACTGAAAACTCTGCTTGGATTTCGTGAGTCATGCTGCCACCCTGTTCTCGTATTTGCGTTCGCGGATTTTTGTGAAGTTTGCCGTTTTTGTTATCCATTCCAGATCAGCAAAGAATGGCTTGGCAGTTCTGCCCGTCAGGAAGTCGCACCCTCCAACGTATTCGAACAAGCGCCGCCAGTAGTCAAGGTTTTGACGATCAGCGCTTTCGTTCCATCGTGTGCGTAGTTGCGTTTGTCGTGCTTGCGTCCAGTCGCGTACCTTTGGGCATTGCGGCAAGACTTCGTGATAAACGGAAATGATTTCCTGATGTGGGCAGTCAGGCTTGTCGTTAGCTTGGCTAATGACGAGAGTCTTTACTATTGGTTCTTGGTTATTGGTTAGTGGTTCTTGTTTAGTTGAAGCGCCGTTAAACGTCTGTTCAACGCTCGTTGAATTTCCGTTCAACGCATGTAGTAGTTTTTCCTTCTTTTTAGCTGCTGAAGCCTTACCAGCTTCTGATTTCTGGCTAGTTGAACAACGGTAGCGCTCTAACTCTTCTTCGCAGCGAATGTGATACCAACCAAGTGGCGTTTCGTTGAAAAACTCGTTCAACACCTGTTCAACGGCCGTTGACTCCTCGTTGGATTTGGCAATAATCTTTCTGCAAATAGATTGAATATCTAGCGACAATGGCTGTTCACTATCGTAGTAAAACTCGATCAAGTCCCGATAGACGCTGCGCTCAACTCGTGAAAGATGGCGTGTAGCCTTATCGAAGTCGCCGATGTTATGCTGGTAAAAGTGCATTTTTCCGCCCCTTCAATTTTGTGTTGAATTGCGGCTGCAAACGCTTAATAAGACGCGCCTCGATCATTAGCCAATCGCCATATTTTTTTGATGGCTTGTACTTGATTACAAATTTTGTTGTAGCGGGGAACTCGCCCCATGGCGTATGAATGTTGTTCCAATACCCATATCTGAAGGAGTGACCTGAAAATCTATTTCTCAGGTCATTTGTTGACCCGATATACTTCATTTCATCATTAAAGAAAATTACATAGCAACAAGCCAATCGCGGCAAATTGCTTTTATTCTCAAGATAATTGATTGAAACCCACCGGCCATAGTCGCCAAGATTGCGCTTGTAGTAATGCATCAGCGCCCACCCTTCAAAGCTGCGACCAATGCCGCGCATATCTTTTGCGCCTGCGCAGTCTTCAACTCTTGATTGCGTATTTCTGCCATGTGATCAGCCATTTTGTGTATACTGTCGAAAGTCATTTGCTTACCCTTATTAAGTGAGTGATATAAGACCCGATGTCATTTACGTGGCGTCGGGTTTTTGCTTATTTGCCCGTGTTTTTCATTTCAAGTAATAGTTTTAATTTCTCATTTTCGTCATCAATTCTTCTTTGTAATTCCTGAATTTTTTTACCATATACCGACAATAAAAAATTATGTGCATCTTCCCAGGAGTCGTGCCAGTTTCTCCAGCCTGCACGCTTTGATTCCCTGTCCTCGCCTCCATCTTTTCGAAGTGTCACAATTTGTGTTTTTGTTTCTCTCGCCACTTCAATTGCTTCGATTTTCTCCCATTGCGTTCTGTACTTCAACATTTCACTTCTCCTTGTTTTGCTGCGTTTAAACTTTTTAACTTCTGCTTGTACTCAATCTTGATTGCTTCAAAATCGGCAATGGTCAATTTTCTTGGGGTGTTATCTGTCTCGATTGCTTCCACAAATGGCAATCCGTAGCGCGTTATTAATCCGATGCGGTAAGCAACTGCATTACCTGCGAGATAGTTGTTGCAGCGCTTGCATTGACCGTGAATGTTTTCCTCAACAAATTCCATGTGCTTTGCTGATCCAACTGAGCGGAAATGCCCCGCGTCATAATCACCACCGACAGCGCCAGACTTGATTAGAGGCGTTAAACATGAGATGCAGCACTTACCCTCATCCCTTGCGCGAACGTAAGCGTGTAGCGTGGTTTTAGCTTCTTTGAGATATGCAGAGCGAGGCTTGATTGCCAACTTGCGAGCCTTGACGAAGCGCCGTTCTTCCTTTGCGTTCTCTTTTTCCACATAGAGCTTGCTGCAATCCGGACTACAAACTTTGTGTGACATGGATCGCTTGGTGTACTCTGCTTTACAGATACGGCATTTCGAGGGGCGGGCGCGATTCAGCATTAATAGTCCCGCTTTGAGGCTGGAAGTCTCACCTCTTTGAATGAAGAGAACCATTGCAGATACTCGATCCACTCACTAAAAACCTGTTTGTCAAAATCGCTAGTACGCTTACCAAGCATCACAACGCCGCCATCTATGCCCATTGCCAAGCGTGCTGTTTCTTTTTTAAACGATGCCGTTAAAACGTCTTTCCATTCCTCGTCTGTCATCTTCACCATTTGACCGTTGACAGGCCATAGAAGCTGTTTAGAGAATGCGTCAAGGTAAGGCCACTGGATGGCATTTTGCGAGAGCGTGCGCGTAGGCTTGCTAAATCTAACAATGTAGCCAATAGGGGCGCTCATGCAGCAATCCGAAGCCATATTGCGATACATGTCACTTGATAAAGTGATCGGCTTCATTTACCGCCCCGACACTTCTGGCAAAACTTAAAGATAGGCCGCTGCTTGGCGTTCCAATATTGCGCAATAGATCGAGGCCGATTGCATTTTGTGCAGTAGCGCATCGACGTCGATTGAATGCCTGGCTTTTGATTTGAAATGTGCATTTCAGCGCTGCGAGCTGGTGAGTTGTAGTAAAACTGGCTCATGGCTTCACCGCCAGACCGCGCCAATTCATATTCTGGTAGCCACTTGGAATATTTGCCATTTGAGGATGGCGTATGTATCTGTTGTAGCAGTGCCATCTAAGCCCGTCCCAATATTGATATGTTTTTGAATAGTTAAAAATATTGGTTTTATACACGCCAACATGCGCAGGAACGAACTTGCTACCGTCGAACCACTTGGTTAATTTTGGCGTCATGGCTTTGGCTCCATTGCGGCAAGATTTAGCTTTAGTGCTTCGTTTTTTTGTTCCGCCCACTTAATTCTCATTGTTACTTTGTGGCCCTCGTTTGTCGCCGCAGCCATCATTAAATTTGTAAGTTGGCCAAATGTATATTTTTGATTGCTTTCCTGCGCTGACTGTTGTGATAGCGCGTTTTCCCATGCTGCAAATAAAAGTGACTCCTTATCTGCAAAAGGCCATTCTTCATGGGTTTCCTGAAACTCTGACCACCAAGCCTCGAAATCACTTCGAATTTTTGAATTAGTCGTCATAAATAGCTCCCAATTTGAAATTGAAATAGCAGCACAATAAAGAAATACAGTGCTGCAATTACGACTGTTGCGATTGACGCTAATGAAATAATTTTAAATAAACTCATGGTGGCGTACTCTTAGTATATGTTATTTGTTTAAAATAAATCATTTATCAACCTCTCTGAAATACTCTACCAATTTTTCAACTGTAGATGATGATGGATCGGTATTTTTTCCATTCTTCAAGTCTGATAGTGTCGCTTTTCCAATTCCTGTTTGCCGAACAATCTCGACATGCTTATATGCCGGGTTTTGTAGCTTCCTCAATACATATTTGAGGTTTGTTTCTATGTTAGACATTAGCTACCTTTATTAATTAATAGTGACTCAAGTATAGTAAATAATTTTTCACAAGTCAAATAAATAAATTCGGTTAAAGCGAAAATAAAGCTTGCTAGATGTTTTTTAATGTTCTATGATTCTATTCATCAACTGCTTCAAACAGATTTCCAAATATGAGTCGTGCTGTTTAACTTGTTGATATATCGGGATGACGCGACTTAAGGCGCTGATTCGCAAAGCAGGCAGCTCCGGTACTGCCTAACTAATTTAAGGAGATGTGATGGAACATAAAAAAGTAAGCACTAGCGCTGAAGTTTACGCAGTGATTTTTGCAAGACATAGAGATGAACTTGTGCCTTTTTCATCGTTCAGCAATCCAGATGGAACATTTAACGATGGCGCTGGAACAACAGGGCGCATGGATACGGAATGGGGCTTTAGAAATGCAGACTGCCCGCTAATTGGAATTAAAACCACTTGGGACATTGAGGACAGAAAGATGATTGAAGGATCGAAGGTTAGTGAGTATTGGCTATGTTTTGCAGTAAATGATTAGGAGTCGCAATGCTAGATCAAGACGAAATAGACGATCTGAAGCAAGAAGCTAGATCGCAGCGCAAGTTGGCAAAGAATGACCGGCTAGTCGATGGCGATCCAGACAAGATCATGCTGGATGACTTGGAAGAGATTGAAGATTGACTGAAGTATTTAACTTGGAAATGACATGGAAAACAAAAAATATATTCTGATTAAAGATGATACGAAAAATCACTTCGGCAGAACTCTTTACAGAATCAAGGCGCTGATTGCAATTGGAATTTCGGTAGCTGCTGGCGACCTGGGCGGCTATGTTGAGGAAGAAAAAAATCTTTCTTGCAATGGCGATGCGTGGGTATATGGCAATGCGCGGGTATATGGCAATGCGCAGGTATCTGGCGATGCGTGGGTATATGGCAATGCGCGGGTATATGGCAATGCGCAGGTATCTGGCGATGCGCGGGTATATGGCAATGCGCAGGTATCTGGCGATGCGCGGGTATCTGGCAATGCGCAGGTATCTGGCGATGCGCAGGTATCTGGCGATGCGCGGGTATTGCTTCATACGGACATTCAGACATTCTCAGGTGTCGGCTCTGAAAACGGAACATTAACCGCCTATCGTACAAAAGAAAGTATAGAGATTACTCGCGGCTGCTTTCGCGGTTCGCTTGATGAATTTCGATTAGCTGTACATGCAAGGCACGGAATAGATTCAAAAATAGGCTGGTCGTATTTAGGGATGGCAAACCTAATTGAACATTGGTTTGACGTAAAGGCAGCATGAATACCCGCGAGTGATCCTAGACCCTCACTTGCAATTTAATGTAGTTAAACAAGGAGATGTAAATGGCACTTAGCAGAAAAGATTTTATGACTAAATCAGAAAAAGACGCGATGGGGTCAATGCCACGCACTCATCAGAATTGTTTTAAGTCGACAAGTAAAAATAGACCTGGCAAAACCGCATGCGAAAGAGCGAGAAAAAACGCTGCATAACACTGATTTAACCGATTGGCTCACGTACGAGCCACTACTGATAAGCGCTATCAATACCGGTTTAGCTCCGGTAGATCAAGGTTTTTGATACTTCCCTTGGTCGATTCTAGCGGGATTGCTGCTACATGCAAGTGATAGCGCTTATCAGTGGCGAATGCCACTTAATTTAACCAGGGGATGAAATGAAAACTTACTCAGTAGATTTAACCTTCGTCAAGTCGGCAAATTGTTCTGTATTCGGATGGGTCGGCACTGCGGATAACAAGGACGACGCAGAGATTTTTGCAAGAGATAGCGCGAGAATTTGCGGATACTCTGCAATCGTAAAAAGTGTGAAATTCAATACTGCCGTTGAGGAGATAGCAGCATGAAATCTGACCAACTTTTTGCATTTCTTGGTGTGATGATTGTCGTAGCTTCAGCGGCTGTCATGGTGACTTTTATCTGCGTTGTGATGCCATGAGCCGCTGGATTATCTCTGCCGGAGTGTTAGCTGTACTGCTCTCGCTTAACGGCTACATGCAGGCACAAGAGGACGCTGCCGATGCAGCTTATGTAAAGCAAGTCGCCGCACAGAAGCAAGCTGTCAAGGACAAGATGATTTACGACTTGGCAAAGCGTGGCGAGTACATGACTGGATTTGCGATGGTGTCGAAATGAGGCTGATACGCGCATATCTCTACTGGCGAGAAAAGCAGTTTAACCGCAAGTCAGCAATTGAGCTTGCATGGCGTTGGAGAATACCTGATGAGTAGGATTAAAAATTACTACTTCGATGATCTGCTAGAAGTCAGTGATAACGGAATGGCAGATTATCAGATGCAACAAGACCAACTAGGAAAAGACGATGACAAACAAATATTTAGAACTTCGGGCAATCAATGTTTCGGAGCATATCGAGAAGAAAGCAAGCCTATCATACCTGTCGTGGTCATGGGCAGTTGATACGTTATTGCAGCATGACCCGCTTGCAGTTTGGGAATATAAAGAGCCTGTTAAATTTGGCGCTACGTTAATGGTTTTTTGCAGCGTTACAGCGTTTGGGAAAACAATGACAAGCCAGTTACCAGTAATGGATAACAAGAATAAAGCAATAGCCAATCCAGATGCGATGGACGTTAATAAAGCAATGCAGAGATGCCTTGCAAAAGCGATCGCACTTCACGGAATAGGTTTGTATATCTACGCCGGAGAAGACTTGCCAGAAGCCCCGCCAGAGCCTTTATTGAGCATTGACCAACTAACCGCTATTCGTGATGCTGCAACTGAAGTCAGCCTATCTGTAGATGCCATTTGCAAGGCTGGGAAAGTTAAAGATTTATCTGAAATTCACGCAGCAAGCTATACAAAATTACTCACTTGGATTAAGTCACAGAAAAAGGAAGTAGCATGAACAACATCACTATCGCTGGTCAATTAGGCAAAGATGCAGAAGTAAAATTTCTCAGCAATGGCGATCCAGTAGCATCGTTTTCTGTTGCTGATTCGCAGGGAAAAGACAAGCCGACTATCTGGTGGAATTGCTCATTGTTTGGCAAGCGTGCCGAATCATTGGCGCAGTATTTAACAAAGGGGCAATCGGTAACTGTATCTGGCAACGTGACAGAGCGCGAATGGACGGACAAGGACGGCATAAAGCGCAAGCAGCACGATATTCGTGTTGGCGATGTATCTTTGCAAGGCGGTAAGCGTGAGGAATCAGCAGCTCAACGACAAGCAGAAGCCGCTCCTAGAAAGCCGCAATCAGGCGGTGCGCCAAACTTCAGTGATATGGATGACGATATTCCATTTTGACGGGTACGTAAAGCACTGCATTCAATCTAACCGGAAAGCGGGTTAACTCCCGCTGATAAACATGAATATTTATTTAGACATTGAGACTTTGCCAGCGCAAAGCAAAACAGTACGCGATGAATTTATTGCCAACGTAAAGCCGCCAGCAACACACAAGAAGCCAGAAACGATTGCAGCATGGCTGGAAGAAAACCGCGAGTCCGAAGGTGATGCAGCTTGGCGCAAGACATCATTCGATGGCGCACAAGGTCACGTATGCGTCATTGGGTGGGCAATTGATGACGAGCCAGCGCAAGAGTTGCATATCTCCGGCGTGCAGGATATGGCGCAAGAGATACTTTTACTTGCTGCATTCTCTGCTGAAATCGACAAAGTATGTCAGGCAAGACGCAACGAAAGACCGCGCTTTATCGGTCATAACCTGATCGAGTTTGATCTTAGATTTTTGTTTCAGCGATCAGTAGTTTTACAAGTGAAGCCAAGCAAAGAAATACCGTTCAGTTGTAAACCATGGGATGACACTGTTTATGACACGATGCAGCGATGGTGGGGGGCAAGAGCTGGCGGCAGTCTAGACAAGATCAGCAAGGCTTGCGGATTGAAGGGGAAGGGCGACATTGACGGCTCGATGGTTGCTGATTATGTGCGCGATGGTCGTATTGTGGAAGTTGCTGAATACTGCAAAGACGACATAAACATGACCCGCGCACTCTATAAGCGCATGAACTTTCAATAACCAGGTGCGGGGCAACTCCCGCAGAGACTATGCAAAAGACATTAAAACAAATTGACGCAAAGCTGCAAAAGAAACTTGATTTGATGCTGCGACTTTGCGCAAATAACGCGCTTGATGTGGATAAGTTGTCGAGCTATTTAAAAGTGACGACAGTATCAGTCCACAGATACGCAGATCATTTAATCAGTATCGGTAGCATGTACGTTCATGGATACGCTAAAGACGCACAGGGACGCGCACAAATCAAGCTGTACGCAACTGGAAACCTGCCATGTTTTGTCAAGCCTAAGCCTAAATCTGTTACGGAGCGCCGCAGGGATTTTAGAGAGCGTATGAAATTGGGCATTGTGCTGCGACCGGCGAAAGAGCCAGACGTTGATCCAGAAGAGTATCTGGATAGGCGCAAGAAGCAGTTTAAATTTGTACCGACTAAGATTCAGCAAGAGTGGTTTTCACCTTTGGGATGGGCAGCATGAACGAGAAAAATACAGGCGGCAGCGCGTTTGCAGGACTAAAAGCTGCAAAGATTGAGATGGCAGGAGGAAGAATTGATGGAGCTTATGTTGATGAATATAAAGCAGTTGGCGGCATGAGTCTGCGCGATTACTTTGCAGCGAAGGCGCTAATAGCCATAATTGGTCACGGCGATATATTCACACATGAAGAGCATTCAGATGTAGCTAGATGGGCGTATGGATATTCAGATGCAATGCTTGAGGAGCGCAACAAATGAACGAACATTTATTTATTGGTGATACGACTTACCCGCATACGCCAAGCGAAGCAACAATAAAAGTTGAGATTGACAGTAAAAGAGCTGATGCGCTCGCGGCAGTAATAAAAGACCTTTGCAGGCTTGTGACATCGGACTACGAGACAAAGCAAGATTTTATTGATTCAGTTAAAAAAGTATTGGGTGACGATCCTGATATGCGAGTAAGTCGATTGCATGACCGCATAGAGCAGCTTGAGCGCGATCAAGCAAATTTACTCTTTGCAATGAGGCATTCTTGTATTGCATTGGCTTACGCATCAGAAAAAAATCCATTATTTAATGATCAATATGATCGTGTTAGCAAGGCCATTGCAGCGATTAAGGAGGGGAAATGAACATTAACGAATGGCTGGAATCTGGCAAATACCTTCCAGCAATCCTGCGCGATTTTCACGACCAAAAAGACATTTTTAAAGCAATTCACAGAATTATTAAAGAGCCCGACGAAAGTTCTCTCATAAAACGACCAACTTGGATAGAGGGACAAGTTTATGTCATTGACGTGTTTTTATGGTTCATGGCGAAACGAGGCTACACATTACAACGAACAAGGCAGCGTGCTGAATTTCGCGATATTCACGAAGATGTTAAGTCTGCGAACAGAGATAGAGATAATGAAATTTTTGCAGCTATTCAGGAGGGGAAAGCATGAACAAAGAACAAATAAGCGCTGAATTTGATGATTTTTTTGAGTTTCCAACATCGGATAAATCGCAAGTATCAAGCGTTTCATGCAAGTTGTTTTCAATGATTATGGTAGAGATGGCACTATCCCAGAGTGAGCCAAAATGTTCGTGTGATGGAAGTGGCCTTGTACATACATCTGATGGCACTTTCCTAGGGCATTGTGATGAGCATTCCGCTTATCGGAGTGAGCCAGCGAATAAGAAATGGGAGCCAAGTCAAGCACTGAAAGACGCCTTAGCGCAATCGCAAAAGGATGGAACCTTAGCGTTTATGTGTGAAGGCGAGCCAGTTTTCGTTTCCCGGGAAGGACCGCCTGAATTGCATGAATATCCAGAATGCCCGACTTGTCACGGAAGTGGGTGCGCAGGTGACAATGAGCTTGTTGACTCGTTAGAATTATTGTACTGCCAACTAACGGGCAGTGATAGTGCTAATGGATTAGCCTCAAGTGATGACTTTAAAGCATGGAAAGAAAAGCACTTACTTGCTAAAAATAAATCCGATCCAGTACAGGAAGAATCTGAAAATATTGCACATTCCCTTGCAGGGTTTAAGGGCGGCTTTATTGCATTACATAGGCGGCAACCTACCGAGCAGGATATATGGAATCACGCGATTAAATCATGGCGAGATTTAAACCCTATTTCGTCACCAGACTACAAAGCACTTCGCACCGAAAACACTCTGCTCAAAGAAGTAGAGAAAAGCTTTGCTGATCTGAGCGAGAATTTGCAGAAGGATTGTGCAGCGCTGAAGCTGCGCTTGGCTGAGCTAGAAGAATCAAATATCAACAGACACTATATGTCCCGCATTGAAAAGTTACGAGATAGCTATGAGAAAGCTGCAAAACTTGTGGCAGATCAGCACCTTGTAGTCATTGATTTAACCTCAGAGCGCGACAGATTGCAGAGTGATAAAGCAAATTTAATTCAGCAAGCGGAAATTCAGGCGCAGGAAGCACGAACGATGAAGTCAATCGTCATCGGCATACTCACAGATTTGGATTTGCCGCAAAAAGACTATGAAGCACGGTCGAGCATAGCTCAGAAGTTTAGTCGATTGCAGAGTGAGTGCGAGATACTTAACGTGCGACTTGCATTAGCAATGATGCCTGAATCTGAAAGACTGGCTAAATTACAAGGAGCCGAATAATGAGAACAGTAACTTACGATGAAACACAGTGGAAGCTTGTGCCTCTTTATATCGAGGAAAATCAAGTTGATAAAGGTGTTATGGGTTATTTAGGATGTACTGCGGATGAGCTTAAAAAAATTGATCCTGAGCAGCTTACTAGATGCGAACAATTAATTATCAATGCTTACGTTGATTGCGTAAATGCAGCCCCGCCATATCCCTACCAATCCGGTGAAGTCAACGAAATGGTTTGGATGCCATTAACTAGCGCAGGCCAAGTAAAGAAAGGCACGAAGTTACGATTCAAAATTGGCGACAAAACATACCATGAAAAAGCCAAATTAATATTACGTCCAGGCACTTTATATGAAGAAGTGATTTATAACATTAAACAGAATTATTACCTCATAACGTCAATGGTTATTTCTGGCCATAGCAGCGCAAAAGGAGTCAGAATAATGAAGCAATTTAAAATACACTTTGTTCATAATAAAAAAGGTGTCATATCGCAAATGCAGGCGTTCGGCGTTCCTAGGGTTGGCGACGAGATTAGATTGATAGGAGATCGGTTTTATAAGGTGAATCTTGTTGTCTGGGTATATGACGAGCCAGAATGCCCAATGCAGCGAGTAAATATACGTGTTGTTGATGTTGCAGATACGGACGCATAACTAAAATGATAACAGTAACATACGATGAAACAAAGTTCGCCATTGTTCCGATTGAGCCGACAGAGCTTATGGTAAATGCTGGGGAGTATTATGCAAACGGGGCTACCGTGATTTACGTTGCCATGATCGCAGCAGCCCCGCCATATACTGAGTCGAACTTTGTAGAAAGTCTTGACAGTTGGATACCTGCAAGCGATAGATTGCCGGAAAATGACTTGCTTGTTTTAATTTTTACGGACAATAACGATATTATTACTGGCTCGTATAACTCAGTGGATTATGGAGGATGCTGGAGAATCGGGAACAGTTCTATTATTTGGCATCATAATTTTAATCCCGATAAGATTGAGATTAAGTGGATGCCACTACCATCAGCGCCAAAGGAGCCAGAATAATGGGACAAGCTAAGGAAAGAGGAAGCCGAGAGCAGCGCGTTTCGGCGTCTGTTGAGCGCGATGCTGAGACATTACGCAGACGTCAAGCACATCTTGAAATGCGCCAGAAGGAACGCCGTGATGAGCTTGCGAGAGATAAAAAGGTTATTGTTGTTGGGTCATCACCACAACATAGAAATTTCCACCGCATCATGATGGTATCAGCAATGCTGAATGGTCTATGGGCAACACAGGAGCCAGAATAATGAGTCCATTAATGCAATTTATGTTTAGCAATGTTCATGAAATAATTAATCCTAAGTCAATCGCAACGATTCAGCATGACACTTTTCCGACGAACAAGTGCATTAAAGACGGTGGCGATTGTGGCGTTGGAGGTTATTGCGTTAAGTGTGTTTTTGAAATAGATGAGCCAGAATAATGAAACAAAAACAACTAAGCATTATCGCCGCAATCCTACTAGCTGCGTTTGATGAAAATTTTGCATCGCTATCAGTGTACCTGCTTGTTTTTAAATCGAAGGGGAAATTATGAGCTCAACATATTTTGAAATATATCCAAAGGATAAATCATGCCAATAACTATTTATGCTGGAGTCACTGACTTTAATATCACTCCAAATGGAATTTGGTATCAAGAAGCTTTCCAGCACAAAATTTCCAGGCGTAGCCCATCAATCGGATTCGATTACATTCTAGGAAACGGCGATAAATGGCAGTTTGGTGTTGGATATTTGTACGTTGGAAAGGTATCAAGCTATGCTGAAGCTGTGGCTGACGATGCAAACTATGATTTAAAAACGAATACATGCGTAGGTAAATGTTTACCGCTATCGCACTGGTACGGACAGGGAAACGTTCAGCAAATATCGTTTTTTACTAGAAGTAATTACGGATATTGGTTTGCCGATATTGGTGTATCTGTTTATCGACCATCGTGGTCGGTGGATATTCCAGACTACCGACCTTACAACGAAATTCCGGAGGTATATAAGCGCGTTGATCATATTCCTAGGATAGAAGCCTTGCCGACTTTTGCAATCGGATACCGTCAAGATAAAATCATCGTAAAGCTTTCAATCGTCCCTACCGTAGCACATGGAGACTGGCCTGCTATTTATCGTGGCGTAAGCCCGAATCTATCGGTTGGATATTCTTTTTAACGATTAACGGCATCTCGTGCCGAATTATACAGATCGATACAAGTATTCAATTTCCGCACGTCGTCAGCACTGTTTCTGGCGGCGTCGAGAATACTTGTAGAATCTTTCGGCAAGAGGTTGGTTCGCGCTTCTGTAGGTTGTACGGTAGCGCTGGAATTATGATCACGTTCGGCTTTATCACGCGCACTAGCGGCTGTGACGATTGACATCCTGCGAGAACCATCCAGGTACTTATCACGCATATCAGCGTAAGCAGCTTTTTCATTTTCAGTCTCTCTCGTTTTTTCGATGATTGTGTTACGCGCTTCATTTAAATCAGCTTGGTTTCTTGCGGCTTGATCGTTCAGTATTTTAAGATCATCGGCAGCGGATTTATCTGCAATGGCATGCTCTGCGCGTATTTCATTGCGACCTTGTTCGCGCCAATGATCTGCTACTTTGTGGCCTGCAAATAGTATGCTAGCAATTAAGGCTAATCCAGCGGCGATTTTTATCCAAAGTAAGTATGGTGTAAGCATTTTGTCTAACTCAAAAATAAAGCACGTTCAGCTAATCTTCTGCGCGTCAATCCTGAAACTTCTTTACCACCAGCCCGGTTCCACTTGGTAAATTCATTCGCTGCACCGTAAATATCGCCATCGTTAAACTTGCGCAGCAAGGTAGACGTTTTAAGCGATTTTAACCCAAGGTTGTATACAAAGCTAACTAATGCATCAAACTCGCCTTGAGTGCATGATTTAACCATGCTGTTGACGCCATTTACGAAGTTGCAAACGTCCTGCATGAATAAATCATTGGCACGGTCTTTTGTAATGCTTAGATTTGGCGTTACATCTACTCCAGTATGCCCAAATCCAACCGTCCAAACGCCGACAATGTCCTTGTAAGCGTTAAGCTTTATCCCTTCAAAATCCTGAATGAATTTGATCCCGTTATCACTTAGTTTCATCTTGTTCTTTCAATCCTGGCTGCGCAATCATCCTTCCAACTACACCAGCAATCAATAATGCGATGGCTATCGAAATTACCCAAGTAACTGGCAATGCGTCTTGGAACTTTTGTGGGAGTAACGCCCATGTAGCCAGAAATGCCACGTTAAGCGCTGGAATCTGCACACTTATGTATTTGTAAATCTTGCGCCACTCGTTGATCAATTTAGGTTTCATTTGTCTAAATCCCTCCATGCTTTATAAACATCAATTCCGTGCTTAATAACTAAGATAAGCGAGAGAATAATGCCAAGCGAAGTGGCGCTAATTGATAGCCATGTTTGCACGTCGGCAAGATGGCTAATCACCCCCGTTGCGGTAGTACTTCCAGCTACTACGACAGCGACCTTTTCATTGTCAAGTATCGTCTGAACTGCTTCGCCTACGGTTTTTTCTACGCTCATAATTTTTTTTTCTTAAGCATGATTTTAGACAAATTAAAATTAAAATGACGAACCACAACGCCCCAGTAATGATCCTCGCGGTATCCATCTGCGTCGCCTTTTCTTATGATGAGTAGCCGCAGAAGTTGCAAGAGGCTGATTAAATGGATCAAATAGTTATAAATTAACACGGGTACGTCGTACCAGTAACTGAAAAATCCAAAGCACTGAATTAATAATGCAGCGAAATTTATGTATCGAAAGTCAATAATCAGATTTGTCCTGGACGCATAAGGGAGGGAGAATATGATTATCGCATTGAATAGACTGCATACAAGATAGTAGCTGTCATCGCGTAGAGTAAATTCTAACGCAATGACCGATGCAATCTCGACTAAAATCAGCAAGTAAGCAATGCTTGCCCTGCTGATTAAAGTTTCATGATTCATTATTTCTTCTTTGGCTTTTTTGTTTCTGGAGCCTTCAATGGTGCCGTAGGCTTTATGGGGCCATTGCCTCCGACTGTTAAATGTTTCATATATTTCCTTTCGTTGTTGTTAAAATTAAACGCCAATCCATGATGCAGTAAGCTTTGTACCTTGACCACCTGCAGCTACAATATTAACAGTCCCAGAGCCAGTGTACCAAGACTTAATAGAGATAGTATCGCCAACAGCACATAACAGAGTCGTTGAAGCTTCCGCAGATAATCCGGCAAGTAGTGTCGAATAAACTGCAACAGTTCCATTAACCACATTTACGCTATTTTTGTATATCTGAACAAATGAAGATGAATTTACAACTATTCCATTATCTAATGCAACTTGCGCCTGCACAGAATATCGACCTGCTCTAGTGCATGTAAGCAATGATGTTCCGGTGTTGAACTCTGAAGCTCTGTCTGTAGTGACTGAATTAAATGCAACCAAAGTTGCTGCATTATTAGCTTGTGCCAGGTTAGAATTACGGATTACCTCTACCATTGGCATAGTATTTGCACTTACAACGAACGTATAAGGTCCATATACCTCATTTCCTATCTGGTAGCGCAATGTGTAAGAGCCTGCCGCAAAGTTTAATGCCGCGGTAGGAGACGCAACCATCATAAATCCAGATGCATCCGTATTAACTGAAGATGCTGCAAATGCGGCTCCATTCAGAGATGAAAGCAAGTTGCTGCTAGGCTTTGCCCCTCTAGCTGAATAACAAGTAATCGATTGTGGATCAAATGACCCGGTAAGAGGTGAAATGGCAAACTTAGTCTTGTATGGGAAATACCACGTATCAGGATTTAAGAATCTTTCCGGTGAATACTGGAGCGCAACTGTTTCAGAAAGAATATTAACGTTGGTTGTATAGACGCCAGACCCAGCAGATGTAAGGAAATTGCTAAACAGCGTATCTGGATCATTCCAGTATGTCGTTAATTGATCTGAGTGATTAGGAAATAATGTGTTAAACCATGCTGCACCCATTAATATTTTTTGTACGTAACCAGCTTGCAACACACTACCTATTTCAGTTGGATGGGTGCCATCTGTATTAACGCCGCCTAGACGGCCTATTTTCCAGTATTCAACATATCCAACAGTGTCAACTGTTCCTAGAGATGCGATCAAATTATAAAGATTTTGCCAATCTCCCATGCGCGTAACCGTTGTTGCTGATACCGCATCAGCCAACATTTCTGAGCAATACATACCAGTCAGAATACCTGCTGTTTTTAGCTGGAAATTCATTGGCAAAACGCCCTGGTTCTTTAGCGATGCAGGGGTATAATCTGTCGCATTATAGAATCGCATGCCAGCATAAACAATCTTTGCTGACGGAAGACCGGCCCGCAATGTAGCAAAAAACGATGTTGCGTCAGCCTGTATCTGCGCTGACGATCTACCATCGACAGCAAAAAGCGTATCAGCAACACCAAAATCTGATATGACAATATCTGGGCTTAGTGCAATTGCCTGCTGTACCATCGTATTCGATCCAAACTGAACGGTTGTATTAGCTCGGTAGAACGATGTTGCATTGATTGCGATTGTTGTGATTGACACTGGGACATTAATCCCATTTAGTGCCTCTTCGAGAATCTTAGGCCATGCCCGATCAATAAGTGTATTCTGTGCGCAAGTGGAATCGCCAAGAACAAGAATATTTGTTACTTGAGAATTAGTAGTTCCGCCGATATTATCGGTGGTCCAAAGAGTTACACCCGCCGCATCTTTCAGCACGAATTTATATAGCTTATTAGAGTCAAGCCAGATGACGCACTCACCACGCGCATCGAGTACAATCGGATTTGTATTATTGATCGTTAGTGCTTTGTCTTGAAACGTTGCTTCAAGAGTTGTAGTTCCTGCGAGATATGTCGTTAATGTCCCGCCGATCAACGGCAAACCGTTAGAATCAAACTGAATTTTTGGTATTGCTGCTGCGATTCCTGACATGATTTTTCCCTAGTGAGGCTTTATGGATTACGTTGATTACATTATATTTAAACTAATTGTATATTGCACATTGGCATTTTTCTACAATTTATTTACTGATTGCTCCGAGACACAATAGCTGGTGATGTCTTATAAATTGCCTCTAGTAATTTACTATTACCTGCTTCTCTTGGAGTGTTTAGCATGGCATTCTTCAGCATCTTGCTATTCAAAAGCGCATTAGTTGCACGTCCAGCACCAGCTCCTGCGGCTAATCCAGCTGGGCCACCTAACATTGCTGCACTTCCTCCGACAATTGCCCTCTGCATTGCTCCATGCTGACCCTCTCTGGCCTTGACGAATTGAGAGGCAATATCGGCTAATTCTTGCAGAGGTTGATTGTTGATGTTTTTCATATTTGCTAATCTAGCAATAGATAACTCACCTTCTGCACCATTTTTTGCTATTTTTTCAAGTGCAAGCATGTTGCCATACTGCTGCCTTGTCTTTGCAAAAGCCTTGGCACCCTCTTCTCCAAGTGACCGATCAAGAGCTTCCATCAATTTACCCTTAAGCTCAAGCGCGTGGAAGGCTTCAGGTCGGTTGCTGCTTCCTATGCGGTCAAGTGTTCGTTTTATATTATAGGCAGCTTGACCATCTATAGCTCCGCTTGATCCCTTTGCAAATAACTCATCAACCTGTGACGCGATAGGCTTCAGCGCATCGCTACCTAGTTCCTTTTGTGCAGTGTTAAAGACGTTAGAAATGTCATCAACGAATTGCCTATCAACTGCAAGAGTATTTCCTTTCAATACAGTATCAAATTTCTGCCCGAGGTCTATACTTGCAGAACGAAGCGCCTTATTTATGTTTGGCGTATCTTGACCAATCAATTTTGAGGCAGCCGTATTCAGCTGCTCTGACATTTTAGATTCTGTTGCTGCACGACCACTCATTGGAACATAATTAAGTGATGAGGCAATTGCATTAAGTGGCTTGCTGTCGATAAGTCGATCTGCTGGTATATCAATACCGAGTTCTTTTGCCCTATTCGCTAGTGCTGCTACTTCAGGAGATGCCCCGCCTTTTGTAACTGCCTTACGGATTAACCCTCCAGCTTTTACTGCTAATGCAGTTGTTGCTGGTAATGCACCTCCAAGAGCGGCTCCAACTAGGGTATTTTCTGGTTCAATTAATCCGGCAGATGCACCGCCACTAATCGCACCTCCTAGCGCCCTTGTTCCTATTCCAGCACCACTAGCATTAAATCCGCCAGTACGAATTGCCGATAGTAATTGCGGTGAAACTTTAGCAAGCCCAAGACCTTTAGCAATAGCCCCGCCAGTTCCTGCCGTTCCTGCAATCTCTCCAGCAAGTTTGCCAGTTTTAAATAGTAGCGATTCTGGTTGCGCCCCAATTGTTTGCAATCCCTGATCCATTAATGCACGGCGCTCTTTATCAGATGCCATTACATCAGATGCCATATTTGATAGGCCAATGCCGCGCTGTGCATGTGCAGTCGCCACTTGCGGATTAGTTACGCGGCTATACAAATCACCCGCACTTATTAATGTAGAACCAATAGAGCCAGCTCCACGAACTCCTCCTGCAAGAAAATTACCAGCACCTTGCTTAATGTCTTGCATTAATGAAGTTTGCGGTTTTTCTATTGGCTGAGCTTTCATTTTACGAATTTCATCTGCAAATGCTTTTGCATCCGATGAATTCCCAGCCGCATCAGCCTTTACAAGTGCCGCGCTCAATTCTTCGATGGTAGCCATTATTTATATTTATTCAAAAGTGCATCAATCGATACAGATGAATTTACAGTTCCAGCTCTCTGCTTTCCGGCTACCCTAGAATAAGCTGATTCCATGTCTTTTGTAATCCGTTGAATTGAATCTCTAAAAGCTTGCTCACCCATCTTTGGCTCAAGCGCACCGACTGCTTGTGTTAGCTTTCTTCCCTCTGCGTCAGATAATGCACCCATTCCCTTAAGTTGTGCGACCATAGGAATAAATGCTTGCGACTGAAATGTATTCAATTCTGACTGAAAATTTGCTGAGTCACTACCTGGAACGGTAGGAAAAACACTGCGTAATCCGACTGTTTTAGATAATCCTGGATGAGAAGAAAGCCTATCCAATGTTCCAAGCATAGTGTCAAAACTAGCAATTTGACCACCTTTTGTCAGTTCTTCTGTTGCTTTCTTTTCATTAGATTTTATGGCGTTCGTATCGCGCATTCTTTCGTTTGTAAGGTCTTGTCCACGCATCGTAATATCTTGCCCGCGTGCGGCAGTGCTTTCTGTTAAATTCTGGCCGCGTCTAGTAGTGTCGCTTTGAAGCTTGGCATTAGCGTCTGGCGCTTCATATCCCATTCGATCTTTTGCACTCATGATATTTTTTACCATGCTTAACTGCCACCCGCCAAATTGCGCTGGATTTTGCGGTATCGTCTGGCGTACCATAGCTGCACGATCTGGCGTGATATCCCCCGCCGCTTCATGCCTTGCAAGACTTTCAAGCGCCTGTTGTGGACTAGAAAACCCGATAATGTCTTTTATGGCCTGCTCGTTTTTCTTCACTGATAAATCATACTTTGATTTTTTCGTGTCTTCTTCTTTTGTCGCAGCTTCAGATTCTATTTTCCTTCGGTTAAGATTGCCAGTTTGCAGTACGTCAGCCTCGGTAAAAAAACCACCGCTTTTCAGCGCGTTAATTCTTTCTTCATCCGTTGCTGTTCCCGGCATTCCTTGCACAAGTTGCGCAAGACGGTTGCCACGTGCTTTTTGCTGCCCATATTCATCTAACTTCAATTGTCCTAGTTGCATATTTTGAGCTTGTGATGCATTGGCATTACGCGCCTGTTGAATCTGCGCGAGTTGTGCCGCCTGCTCGAATGGCGTAGCAAGTTGCAACCCTCTTGCTTGTAGTGCGATGCTTGGATCGATTGGCATGATTAAACCTTAGTAATTAGTTGGGCCGACAAAATTAGATGATCCCTCTGCTGGCGCATTTGCCGAATTTTGCGTAAACCCGCTTCCATAGCCGGAAAATCCATTATTTGTACCGTCCATTTTATTCAACATTTGATTTTGTTGATACATGTTCAGACCTTGCCCAATCGCCCCAGTAATTGCATTTCCTTGTCCGATATAACCGGATGCACGGGCATTTCCTGCGCCAATCTGATTCTGTCCGATGATATTGCCAGTCTGCATTGCATTGCTTGAATTCTGATTCGCCGCAACTTGACCTACTCCAGCAAGAGACGCTAGGCGGTTATATTGGTTCGTCTGATTCGTATTAAATCGATTAAATGCATTCTGGTACTCTTGCGACCCCATATCCTGATTGTATTGCGATGCCGCTTTCACTGCCGCACCAGATAGTAATCCACCACGCGCCGCCGCTGAATTTGTGATTGCTTTGTTGCCTTGATCGAGTCTAAATTGATAGCCTGGATCTTGTTGGAAATCAGACGGTGAAAATTGGCGCAACAGATCTCCGCTGCCGCCATCCAAGCCAAGCCGACCACCCAAAACACCAAGCGCATTTTTACCGGTATCAAGCCACGGCTTTTGGTCTGCTCTTGCCCTATCCTCTGATTCCAACTGCGTTTGGCTCGCTAAATTTGCGGCGTCTCTTTGCGTATTTGATGCTTTCCGAGAAGCATCTGAAGAAACTATGCCGCCAACTACTGCCGACCCTACAACTGCTGCTGCTACCCATGTCATGATGATATCTCCTTAATTTCAGCGCAATTTTGCTCTATCCAACCAACATCGTCATAATCTTTTGCGATTATTTCAGATTCTATTTTTTCCAAATCTGTCTCGTTAGTCAGATGTATCGTAGTCCATATGACATCCTCTATTGCAACAACAACCCTCTTTGTTCCTGCTTGAGAGGTGAATGTTTGAGGTGTCAATGTAGCATCTATCCTCATTTCTCCAAATTCAGTCATAACAGAGGCAATCCCACGAGAAACAATATTAATGTGAGCATGCTTATGTATCTTACCTACAACAACTGAACCTTTTGGAAGCAATATTTCTCTAGCATATGTACCAGGTGCAAAAGTATGCTTAAGTGGACATTCGCAAGCTCTTTCTGTCATCGATACTAATTTTTTCTGAAGGTCTAAAATCTTAGACCTAATTTCTATGGCAGTATCGCTTTTTTCATATCCAATGAAATCACATGCTAATGGCTGATTAACATTTTCTTTATAAAATGACTTTTGGGAGAAATCTAAAATGTTCATCTTTGTATAAACGTCATTGTTGGCAATGCTGCATAAGTAATTCTGAATGTGTCTCCAGAGCTTACGGTCGTGATTGAATTTAACGAACCAATGTCAGTATAAAATCCACCGCGACCGTATTCAAGTTTTGTCACTGTTCCACCCTTTACCACGACATAGCCGTCACTTGTTGCTGTGTAAATGAATGGTGATCCATTCAAAGTAACAGAAACAGGATCGGCCAAAGATACCACCGCACCGCCAAGCCGCTCATACACCGAGTTAAGCGCCCTAACTGCTTCAGGTGTCAATGTACCATCTGTATTAACAAATGCTACCCTTGCAGGAAATAAACTCAAAACAGTCATTAGCTTACACCTTGTTGCGCTTCAACAATAGACCCAAGAACAACAAACTTCACCGGATCTGTCATTGATATTTCCCATACGCGATTACGCCCTGTGCCAAGCCTGCGATATTGTGCACGATGTCCGTATTGCCCGATATTCCCGATGGTGCTTGTTTTTTCGTTTGACCAAGTGTGACCACCGTCATTAGAATAGCGAAGCATCAGGCTTGGGCTTGTTCCTTGACCGACATTTACCCCAGTTCCAGTCTCCATATCAACTTGGAGCCATGAATAAAACATGCGATCTTGCAATTGTTCTGTGCAAGTCGTCGCACGAACTCTTTTGAGTATCCCGCCTGCATCCGTGTTTTCTTCTAGACTAAGCTCGTAAATATTCCCATTTTGATAATCGCCACAAAGCAAATTTCCGTTGAAGAATAAAATGCAGTTAGCACGCCATCTCTCAAACGATGCATTTGCAGTATTCCACCATGCTCGCTGATGCCATAGCTGTGTGGCGACGTCATAACACCAGGTCACTCCAGCGGTCGGGAACGTAATAATGTAAAACAGATGCCCCTCTTGTTGGTAACTCATTCCGATGGCGTCGCTAATGACCCCATAACCGGCTATGGCGCTCTCAATTGCGTGAGTTGATATGCGAGTAGGGGTATAACCATTTGCACGCCATACGCTGCCGTTTCCTCTATCGTCTGAACCAAGCCAGAATAGCGAGTTATCTAGTTTTGCGATCGATGACGATGCCGCGCAACCCAATTCGATAAACGTATTACCTGACCGCTGGAATGGAAAGTTTGCATCACCAGTATTAATCCATATTTCAATAGAATTTGAGCCAAATAGCCAAATTTCACGATGGTCTGAAAATATACCGATTGTGTTATCCGGGGAACCTTCTGCTGATGCAAAGTCGAGCGCGTCCCATACACCACCATCATACGGAGACTGATTAATATAAAACTTGCCTGAATTATCACCTGCTACCAAAAAAAACCCATCTTGGAATGCTGACATTTTCACGCCATTGGGGAAATTTCCGCTTGTGATTCTTGCGAAGAAGTCAGACGCAAGCGTTATGATCCATCCTGCAATACCATCAACAATAATGATCTGTTGTCCTGATGATGACATGCTTACAGCGCCAACCGATGTATCGATCGTTCCTATCTCAGAATAGCCAAATCCTGTTGTTACTTTGTAGACCTTATTTCCAGCTACCCAATACGACGCATCAAGCCCTACGATACAACCGCGCACCGGGGAAGATGGCAACTTTAAACGGCTGATTGTTCCCGGTGTTCCGTACAGTGCCAGCGGTGCTCGTGGAGACTGATTGTCCATTTCAACGAAGCAATTGATCGACGACTGGGCATCAACATTAATGCTTCTCGATTGGTATGACCCGCCAACAAATGGAATTTTTATTTTCATGATCCTGAGATAAAATTACCGTAAGGACTTCCAGAACTTCCACCAATACTCATGAGTGGCACTTCAATATTTGTGCGTCTGATCGCCTTACGTGCCAGCATTGCATTGCGTGCGATCACTGGGCTTAGTTCTTTAATACCAGGGCTTAACTCTTCGGCTAGCGTGTATTCAAGCGCACGCTGATAGCCAGGAATGAACGTAGCCACGGTATCAAAATCCACGAACTGAGGAATCTTAGTTGGTACTTGCAAAAATAATTCTGTACCGGTAGACGGATAAGGCCAAAGGAAAATATTACCCGTTGGTAATGCCTCGTCATAATAGCCGTAGCATGGGATAGTAGAAGATACAGACTTGACAGAAATGTCGTTGTATTCCTCACGTGTTACCCATGTAATCGGAAAATCCACGCCATTGACTCGGATAAATGACCCATCGAGAACCTTTGTAGGGCGCTCGATGTTGATCATCATTCCTGCTCCGATGGTAACGGGCAATCCTGATACTGTGGCTGAAACCTCATCGACACCGGGCGCAAAGTATGGCTGTGTTTCCCATGAGTCGAGCAGGCTATTAAGCGTTGTACGACCGTACTCTGCATCTGATGCGCTTAACGTCTCCCCGGCAGCAAGATATCCAAGAAGAGAATATGCCCGGTTGATAATCGTCAATGCAGATACTGATCTAACTGGGAATGTCTGGCTTACGACTGACATGATTTCACCTTAAACATAAAGTCCTGCATTAAATCCAGATGGAGGTGTATAGGTAAGTGCTGTTGCACCAAAATTTGCAGTGATTACACCGCCATTCGTAGTCCCAGTATATATTTGAGCAAATCTTGACCCCGCCGCTAATCCTGTTACCGTTCCTTGTAGCGCATTATTTTTATAAAAAGATACGGTATTTGCAGTCGCATCCAGAGCTATTCCAATCACATCACCTGTAGTATAAGTTGCCCCTGTAGTTATCAGTGAAAAATTATAAGACATGTCCCCGGAGCCGTTGATATACCCTGCGCCATCGTTTCCGTTACCGAGTTGATTAGACAATGTTGATGTTGAATATCCTATCCCTAAACTGATATTCGCTACCGATGTGCTTACCAAATATTCCCAATACCATTTCCCAGATGATTTGCTTAGCGTACTTCTGACACCCTGAGATGAGGCAGAGCTAGTTGCCATTAAGTCACCTCCTGACAGTGCTAAACTTGCTGTTTTATCAGATGCATTCCATGTAGCATAGGTAAAACCAGACCCTGCCTTTTTCATCACCATCATTAAATTACGCAACATTAAGCCACCCCGACTAAATGCCATTTGCTTGTGTCAGCGCGCCACATGAAGCCCATGTCTAATCTAGCTGTAGTAACTGTTGTTGTTGGCAGAGCCACGGTAGAAGCCTCAAACGCTGTACCCCATGTCAAAGCCCTTGCTGATGTACCTGTTACCGCAATCCATAATGCTTGACCATCTACAGGGGTTCCAGTCGGATTGTTGAACAGCAGTGCACCAGCTTGAGCGGTAACAATATAAACATCATTTGTATCACTGTTAATGCAGTTGTATCGCAAGCTGCTGCAGATGGAACTTTGCTTCGCGTAGAACGCATTCTTGCTGCAGCAGGGTCATTCACTATCTACGGTACGGCAAATGCAACAGCAACAACTATCATCAGCTGGGCAGTCTTGCCTACTCCTGGTATGTCGCAAACAAACTAAGTAGTTTAGTCCCCCGCTTCGGTGGGGGAGTTTCGTTTTTCTAAGGGTAGGTCATGCAAAAGTATTTCAATAATGTAGTGAATATCCAAGGAACTGCGATAGCTGGTGCATTAGTCACGGTGTATCTTGGCGGGACATTGACACCAGCCACGATCTATTCAGACGATGGCGTAACAATACAAGCAAACCCAATCGTTACAGACGGCTTCGGGTTTTATGCATTCTTTGCAGCAAACGGTCTCTATGACCTTCAGTTCTCAGGGACTGGTATTACTACCCAATCTATCACTGATGTAAGCCTTGGAACTTCTGG